AGGAGCGAAGCCGATGCGAAATAAGATCGCCATCATTGCGCTGCTTTATGTGGGATGCGCTCTGGCCTATACGCCATGGTGGGGAAAGCTTGCGTCTAGTCTAGGGGATGCAAGCTATGGAGAATATGATCAGATCACAACAACAAACTATGTCGTGCGCAAGGTCATTCTTCCATCCGGCGATCATGATGGACTTACCCTAGCTGGATGGTATGTCTCTATTCATACAGGAACGCAAGTGATTGTTGTACAGCCTGAACTTTCTTACACTCCTGAAGCTGTGCAGTGGAGCAATCCGGACCTGCTAGAAGGCGCATGGGCACACGGAGTAGAGGGAGGCACAAACCTTGTCACGGCGTTTAACTTTGTAGGGTTTCCTTTCAGCACTTACACGAATCATCCCAGTGTGACAAATACATGGAAGTGGGGAGTCTATACGGTTTCCGGATGGAGCAGTAACGCAGTCACTTTGAATCTTGGTGGCATTGACTTCGCGATTGGGCCTGGTACCTTTAATAGAAATTGCATAGCGGGTGGATCCGGGGCTTGCATCCTGACTGGAACAGGTCTTGTCAGCATCGGAATCAGTAAGACGCCTTGCCATAGGTTCTATAGTGCAACAATGAATCGTAGTTTCAGTGATTTTACCGCTTTCCAAGGGATAGCAAACTCTAACGGATTAACATTTTTGATTATGCGCATGAGAAGTGATCTGACGAATCACATTTTTGACGTTTCATTAAGAACGACAAATTCAACATGGCTCACCTTTTCTGGAACCAATGCCTGTCCTTCACGTTTCAGCTCAGAAGGTATTTATCAGCTTTGGATGTTCGGTCCACAGAATAGTCCATCGAAGATAGAAAAGACTTTCGACTGGAGAATTTTGCCGTGGCGAATCAGCGATGATGAGCGTGATCGAGTATATCAGAATGGCTTCGATGAAGTGCTGAGGCGCGGCTTATGATTTTGGGCGAGTGCTCAAAACGCCACGTCAACTGTTACAGGTTGGGTTCTTTTCTTCTGATTACGTGGCGTAACTTTTAGAGAGGGCAGGCACAGGGCCAGCCCATACGGATTGGAGGGCGATATGACGAAGGTTGAGGAGATGATACT